GTCTCTGGCCAGCACGAGTTTGTGGTGGAAGAGGCGCGGCTTATTGCCAAGTGCTACGGCGTCACCTACGAATCGCTGGTTGGCGACCTCGGCGGCGTCAACTTTACCAGTGGAAAAATGGGTCGCACCGACATGCTGCTCAATGTGCGCGCCTGGCGTAAGCACATCATGATCAACCAACTGCTTAACCCCGTCGGAAACTGGTTTTTGCAGGCTGCCGAGCTGGCAGGTTACGACCTCTCTGGCGTGCAGTGGTTGTGGGTATCGCCACGGTTGGAAATGGTCGACGCAGAGCGCGAAACCAAGCCCGTTATCAGTCAGATCCGTTCCGGCATTGGAGCCTTCTCCACCCACATGCGCAGCCTGGGTTACGACGACCCGGAAGCGGAGTTGCTGCGCGCCGCGCAAGACTTCGATCTGATGGAATCCCTGGGCCTTCGGCTCGACTGTGATCCGCGCTACACCTCCAACAGCGGTCAGGCGCAAAGCGACAAGCCGCTGAATGACAACGAAAACCCAGACGACGAAGAGCCCAGCACCGAAGAAACAAATAACGGAGAACAAGACGATGTGGCCTAAGCCCCTCAGCGCCCTTGCGCAAACCATGAAAGCCAAAGGCATGCTGAACAACCGCAACGAGCTCATGTTGTACGGCGTGATTGGCGACTGGTGGGAGGGAATGGATGCCGCCACCATTGTGCGCGAAATGGAAGCCATCGACGGCGATACCATTGTGGTTCACATCCACAGCCCCGGCGGTTACATCACCGAAGGGCTGGCTATGTACAACGCCTTGGCGCAAAGCGAGCGCCGGGTAGAGGTCTACATCGACGGCTTGTGCGCCAGCATGGCTACCGTCATTGCCGCTGCTGGTGATGTTATCTACACACCGGACAACGCCCTGTGGATGGTTCACCGCGCTCACAACATTGCCCAGGGTCACGCCGATGACCTGCGCGACGCCGCCGACACCCTGGAAGTATTTGAGCAGAGCTTAGTGGCCGCCTACACCGCCAATGGGCGAGTCAGCGAAGACCGCCTGCGCGAGATATTCGCCACCGGCAAAGACTACTTCATGACCGGCTCCGAGGCCGTAGCCGAAGGCTTTGCCGACGAGTTGACGGGCATTGTCAGAGCCGCAGCAAGTCTGGACCTGTCATCCCTGCAAGCCCCCACCGGCGCGCACAAAGAACTTTTCGATTTTTACTCTGCGGTCAACGCCGCAACACTCACCTACCGAGAGGCAAACTCCATGAAACTGAAACAGCTGTTAGCTCAGAAGGCTGCGTTGACCGACAAGGGCGTCGCAGCAACAGCCATTGTCGCAGCCCTGGCTGCCGCATTTAATGTGGCTGAATCCGATGTCGAGGCCCTGCTGGCCAAAGACAGCAAAGTCACCGAAGAACAATTGCAGGCTGGTATCGATGCTTTGGCAAAAGTACCGGTGCCAACTCCCGCTCCCGCCGCACAGGTACAACCGCAAGCTCAGGATGCGCAGGCAGCCATTGCCATCGAGCGCAAGCGCGTTGCCGATATCAATGCCCTGGCACTGAAACACAACCTGCCAAACGACAAGCGCGATACCCTGATTGCCAACGGCAACAGTATCGAAGATGCGCGCGCCGTGGCATTGGACTACGTATCCACCGTTGACCACAGCCGCCAGCCCCCTCCCGGCGTTCGCACCCTGGATACCAGCGGCACCGCTTTCGTTGAGGCAGCTTCAAATGCCATGCTGAATCGCATGCAGCCTAGCCGATTCAAGCTGGAAGATGGCGCCCGCGAGTTCCGTGGCATGAGCCTGCTTGAAATGGCGGCAACTTGTCTCGACCGAGGCGGAATTTCTGTGCGAGGGCTTACCCGAAATGAACTGGCTGCCAAGGCTCTGCACACCACCAGCGACTTCCCAGAAATTGTCGCCGACGTTGCCAACAAAGTTCTGGTGGCTGCCTATCAGGCTCAGCCGCGCACGTTTCTCCCAATCGCCAACCAGGCGACGCTGAGCGACTTTAAAGCCAAGCATGCCATTGAGATTGGTGGCGGAAGCGATCTTCTTGAAGTGAAAGAAGGTGGAGAAATTGAGCACGGGACTGTATCTGAGAGTAAACGCAGCTACCAGCTCACCACTTTTGCTAGGATTTTCGCACTGACCCGACAGCTCTTGATAAATGATGACATCAACGCTTTTGCTCAGTTTTTGTCGAATCTAGGGGCCCTGGCTGCGCGGAAAGAATCCTCAGTGGTCTGGGGTCTGGTGAAAACTGGTGCTATTTACACCTCTGGCAACAAAAACCTGGTTGCTTCTGGTGGCGCTGTTAGTGAAACGCAGCTTTCCAATATGCGGAAGTTGGCACGCCAAATGAAAGGTCTTGATGGCGAGCCTATTAACGTTAGTCACAGATACATGGTGGTTAACAGTGAGCGTGAAACAGAAGCTCAAAAATTCTTGGCAACCATTTTGGCGGCGGCATCTGGCGACGTTAATCCTTTTGCAAACACGCTTGATCTTATTGTTGAGCCGTTGCTAGACGACGTTGCCAACAACCCGTGGTACACCTTTGCCGACCCCATGCTGGTTCCGACGTTGGAATATGCCTATCTGGAGGGCGAAACAGGCCCTTACATTGAAACCAAAAATGGTTTCGAAGTAGACGGCATTCAGGTCAAGGTCCGCCACGACTTTGGTGCTGGCTGGGTCTCTCACCGTGGCAGCGCGAAGAACCCCGGCGCTTAATCGCAGCCTGACCGATAGCGGGCCATTCGGCCCGCTTTATTAACCCTATTCAGAGGAAACAACCATGGCTACTAACTACGTCAAAAGCGGCGATGTTATCGATCACACTGCAGCTGCAGATATCAGCGCCGGAGAATTTGTCATTATCGGCGGTATTCCCTTTGTTGCGCTGGTGGATATCGCCACCGGCGAAACCGGCTCCGTCCAGCGCGGCGGCGTTTGGGATCTGTTGGCTGTCGACGGTGCCGCCTTCACTCTCGGTCAAGATGTTACTTTTGATGTCTCTGCCGGTCGTGTCGACGACGCAGCGGCCACCCCGGAAACTGGTGATGTCACTGGTATCGCCGCCGTGGTGCTGGAAACCAAAACCACTACCACGGATGAAAACATCCGTGTGCTGTTGACCGGTGTTCCAGGCACCGTCGCCTAAGCCTGAACAAGCCTGAAGGAGTGAGCGGTGGGGCTGCGGCCCCGCTGCTCTTCAGCTTATGACCGATTTCAGAGAGTTGATGATCAGTGCCGATGCGGTAGTGGTAGATGCCCTGGGCGACAAAACCGTCACCATCAAGCGCAATGCCGCCGCCATTGCTACGGATATCAAAGTGATCTTCGATCAGGAAATGCAGGATATCGACAGTAACGGCCTGGTGCAGGGGTTGCGCCCTGGTTTCACCATCAACAAGGCAGACTTGTCTACCGATACTCTGCGAGAGCGTGATGAGATCATCGACGCCAGCAAAACCTGGCGCGTGGTTCGCCCGCTGTATGAGGATGAATCCATCGTCACAGTGATGGTTGTCTGATGGCAGATCCAAATCTCGACAGGCAAATAAAACAGCTTGCCCGCAAGCTGGGAAACATCAAGCGCATTGAAGTTCCCCGCGCAAACGCTGCGGCACTCAACGGCATTGGCCGGCGTTCTCGCACCCGTATTGTGTCAGGGGTGGCCAAAGAAACGCGCATTCCACAAAAGGAAATACGCCGGAAAACCTACCTGGCAAGGGCGACCGCCAAAAACCAGCAGGCCAAGCTCACCGGCTATGCCCGCCCTGTGGCAGCAGCCAGCCTTCTCAGCAAAGGCCAGCGTGCCAACAAGATTGGCACCGGCACCAACAGGCGTGGTGTCAGTGCCAGGGGTTACAGTTGGCCGGGGGCATTCCTGCAGCGCGGCAACAATGACAATGTGCATGTATTTCGTCGTAGCGGGAAAGATCGCTACCCCATTGAAGTGATCAAGATAGATATCAACAAGCCATTTCAGCGCGTCATGCGCGTGGTGCCAAAGCGATTGATGAAGAGCGACTACGGACGGCTGTTGCGTCACGAGCTTGATTTCAGGATTCGCAAATACACCAACCGGCTTTAACCCGTCACATTCAGCCAGGCCGCCAAAGGTGGCCATATGGCCAGGAGCAAATCATGACAGACCAACCAATTGCCGCAGCCACAACCGGCGCGCGGGGCCTGCCTGTGTCCATTAATCAGGCGCAGACCCTTGAACAGCAAATGGCGCGGGCAGAAACGCGCATTGCCAACCTCACCGGCAAGTTGCAGCGCCAGAAAGACAAAGATGCACCGGCAGAGCGTATTGCCGAAACAGAAGCCGCCATTACCCAGTGGAAGCGCAAGCTGAAAGCTGCTCGGGTGCTGGCCGGATTGGAGGATTAACCGATGGCTTGGGTTCCACATTCAAAAATTCAGGAGCGTCACTATGATGGCACTGCTGCGCTTGATCTTGATGCCACCCTTGGTGGCACAACCATCAACCTTGGCATTGTCACAGAGTCAAGCATTGATCCTGATACCGACTCTCTGTATTCCGGGCTCACGCCGGTTGCCACCGCTACCGGCTGGACTGGCCCTGTTGCAATGGCAAACCTTACCTGCGCGTTGGATGGGTCAAACGACATGGCTTATGACGCCGACGATCCGGCGCAGATTGCCCAGGATGCCAGCGGGTTCGCAAATGGCCGAAGCTTGGTTCTGTATCGGGCTGATGATAGCTACATTCTTGCCAGCTATACCCATCCCCAGGCGTTCGGCAACGTCAATGGCCCTATTAACATCACTCTTAATGCCGCTGGCTATCTGAAGATGACCATCTGATGAAAATGCGTCGCCACGATGACATCTGCCCGGCGAAAGTGGCGGTATTTGTCGCCATCGTCTTTGCCATTATTTCCGCGTGGTCACATGCCGCCGTCGAGCAGTCATGGCCGCTGATGATTATTGCCGATGAAAGCGGCCAGCCCATCGAGGGTGTGAGCAAAAGCACCGACAAGGCGAACGTGCTGGAAAAGGTATTGAACCTTGGGCCTGGTAAATATCGGGTAATTCGCCCTGATGCGACC